TGGTGGTTCAACTAGATTTGACCAAGCAGAAGACAGAAGATTAGTTACTTCAATTGACGTATATGAGTCAGACTTTGGAACATTACAAGTTGCTCCAAACAGATTCATTAGAGGTGCTAATGCTACTGCTGCTAAAAAAGGTCAAGACGCTCTAATTTTAGAGATGGACTTCTTTGCAGTTTCTTTCTTAAGAGATTTTGCTCTGCAAACTCCAGCTCAGACTGCTGACGCAGATCAGAGATTTATGGTTGCTGAGTACACTCTTGAGTCAAGAAACGAAAAAGCAAGTGGTGCTGTTTACGACTTAACAACATCATAATAATTAATCTGGTGGGGGAGAAATCCCCCATCATTCTATTAACATTTTGTTTGGTCTTTGAAGTCATTCAATGGCGGAACGAAGCAAATAAAAAGGATAAAAAATGAGAACACTTAACGACTATTTTTTAACTGCTAAGATTACTGATATTTCAACAGCAGGTTCAACATTTGTTGCTGTACCTGATGGTGGAAAGATTGTAAAAATCTTAACATCAATTAAAAATGCTATTACTACTGCTGATGCAGCATTAACATTTGAAATTGGTGGAACTGCTGTAACAGGTGGTGCAATAACAGTTACTCAATCTGGTTCGGCTGCTGGTGATGTAGATACTGCAACTCCAACTGCTGCAAATAGAGTAGAAGAAGGTGGTGCTATCGAAATGATTACTGATGGCGGATCATCTACTGCTTGTGAATGTGTAGTAACATTTGTTATAAGAAGATAATAAACATGAGGGGATTCATGCCTAGCGGAAGTTTCCCCTCTCATTTAAGGAGATAAATATGAGTTTTAATTATGGATTAAGACCTACAACAGTTCAGATGGTAACTTTATCAGGAAGTACATCTACACAATCATCAGCTTTTGGGAGTCAATCAGAATATGTAAGAATTTGTTCTAATGCAGATGTTCATATCTTATTTGGTGCTAACCCAACTGCTACAGCTAATAGTATTTTTATTCCTGCTGACGAACCTGAAATTTTTAAAATTTCACCAGGTGAGAAAGTAGCAATAATTGGTGCTAGTGGTAATGATATTTCTGTTGTTGAAATGAGTGCTTAGTGGCTAAAAGAAAATTTACTCACTTTGTTCCAAGACCAAAACCAAAGAAAAGACCAAGAAGACACAAAAAGAGCTTGAACAAATCTGAGAAAAGAAACAAAAAGAAAACTAGGTACAAAGGTCAAGGTAGAGTATGAGAAAAGATATAACTGTTGATGGCTTACAAAAAACTACTTATGTCAAAGATGACATGGAAGGTAAAATTGCTATCAAAGAGCAAGTAAATATCAATCCACATTTACAGCACAATAAACGATTACTTACATTAAATGATGGTTATTCTAAAACAAGAGATTTAAAAAGAGTAGCCTCAATCCCAACAATAGCTTTATCTGTCTGGGCAAATGAGTATAATGGTAGTCGTAACTGGTTTGGACTTCCAAAAGATGTTCAGAAAAAAATATTAAAGAAAAAATTAAACTCAAGTGAGTTTAGATATTTTAAAACAGCAGAAGGTAACTTATAATGGCTTTAAATACTTACTCAGCATTAAAAACATCAATTGCTAATTGGTTAAATAGATCAGATTTAACATCAGAAATATCTGGTGATTTTATTGTTCTTACAGAAAAAGATTTTAATTCTAAACTTAGAATTAGAAAAATGATTACAACTGATAGTTCATTTACTATTGATGCAGAAACAGTTGCTTTACCTACAGGATTTTTACAAGTAAGAGATTTTTATATTTTAAATGGTGGTGTTAAATATGCTTTGAAATATATTACACCAGCACAAATGGATCAAATCAAAGGCGGTTCTACAACTGGACAACCTAATAGTTTTACAATTTTAGGAGATAACTTTAGATTTGCACCAGCTCCTTCATCATCATACACAGGTGTTTTAAATTATTACAAAGAGTTTGACGCTTTATCAGATTCAAATACTTCTAATTATATTTTAGCAAATCACCCAGCTATTTATTTATATGGTTCTTTATACCATGCTGCTAATTTTTTAGGTGGAGTTGATCCTCAAAGATTACAACAATGGCAAAGAATGTATGAAACATCTATGGAAAGATTAGATAGAAACGATAGAGAAGATCAATATGGTAATGCACCATTACAACAAAGAACTGATGTAACAGTAGCAGGTGCGTTCCATGATAATTATGTTGCAGTAACAAATAACAACCAATAGAGGATTTATGCAGATACCTTTTGGCGAATGGCTTCCTGACCAACCTGAATATTTAAATCCTGGTGCTAATACTGCTAACAATGTTTATTATGCACAAAATTCTTATAAAAGATTTCCTTCATTAGTTAATTATTCATCAAACACAATTACTACAGATAGTAGAGGTGCAGGTTCATTTAGAGATAATGCAGGTAATGTATATAACTTTGTTTCAAACAATACTGACATTTATCAATTAGATGGTGGAACATTTACATCAAGAAAAAGTTCATTAACAGGAACTAACACAGACTTTTGGACATTCACACAATTCGGTAATTATATTATTGCAAGTAATGGTGTTGATGCTCCACAATATTATCTAATGGGAACTTCAACTAATTTTGCTAATCTATCAACAATTGTTACATCAGGTACATTACCAACATTTAGAGTATCAGGTGTTGTTAGGGATTTTTTAATTACAGGAAATCAAAGCTCAAATCAAAATAGAATACAATGGTCAGGCATTAATGATATTGCAACATGGGAACTAGGTTCCAAACAAGCAGACTTGCAAGACTTACCAGGTTCAGGGGGTGAAATAGTTCACATAACATCTGGAGAGATTGGATATGTATTTAGACAAAACCAAATCATTCGTATGGACTATGTGGGTGGTGCAACAGTATTTAGACTTTCAGTAATATCTCCAAACAGAGGAGCTGTATATGGAAGAACAGTTTGCCAAGATAATAGAAGGGTATTCTTTTATGCAGATGATGGTTTTTTTGAAATAAATGGTGATAATGTAATTGCTATCGGTGCAGAGAAAGTAAATAGATTTTTTGATGTAGATTTAAACAAAGCCTTTAGTGATAGAATATGTGCTGCTGTTGATCCATTTAATCAACTAGCTTTATGGTTATATCCTTCAGCATCTAATACAGGTAATACAAGCGGTATTTGTGATAAGGTATTAATTTATAATTATGCAACACAAAAATGGTCAACTGCGGATGCTAGTGCTAGTACCATATTCTCTCAGTTCGTTGGTGCATATACTGTAGAACTTATGGATTTGATTTCACAAAACTTAGACCAAATCAATATTGCTTTAGATACTGATTTCTGGTCTGGTGGACAGTTATTACTTGGTGCAATAGATAATAATTACAAAGCAGCTATTTTCTCTGGTACTGAAAATCAAGGAACTATAGAAACTAGAGAATTAGAGTTGTTTCCAGGTCATAGAAGTAGTATAACTAATGTTAGACCAATAATTGATGCCACATCAACTGTAACAGTAAAAAGCAGAGAAAGACTTGCTGATATACCTACAGAATCAACATCATCTACAATGGTTACTAGCGGAGATAATCCAGTTAGACAATCTGGTCGTTATTTTAGAATTAAAGTAGTTACACCATCTGGGTCTGTTTGGACTCATGCTCAAGGTGTTGATATAAATGCCTCAAGAATAGGATTGAGATGACGGATAAAACTGATATAGATAATGTTAGATACAGTTTTGAAACACAAGAGTTCTTCCAAAGACAAATTGAGGAAGCAATCAATACTTTGATAAACGAAAAAAACAAAGAGAACAATAAAGCATACGCTTGGTTTATAGGAGATTAAAGTGGCAGGTATAAAAGATTATTCAACAACACAAGCAAACAATACAAGTTTAAATTCCATTAATGTCGGTGAGGGGATGCTCCCTTCAAATCTAAACAATGCAATCAGAGCATTGATGAAAAATACTAGAGACTGGTTTAATGATTCACAATGGGTAGAGTATGGAGATGGTTCAGGTGCTTATACTGCTGCTTATGCAAGTGCAACATCATTTACAATAGCTGGTGTTGATGTAACTTCATTTTATCATGCTGGTAGAAGAATTAAATTAATAGCACCAACTCCAGGAACAATTTTTGGAACAATAAGTTCATCATCATTTTCAACAAATACAACAATCAATGTAACTTGGGATAGTGGTTCATTATCTAATGAAGCTATCACAAATGTTTATGTTGCAGCTTTATCAAAAACTAATTCATCTATACCTGAAGGTGTTATTGCAACAGCTACATTAGCTGACGGATCAGTTACAACTGCAAAACTTGCAGCAGATGCTGTAAACGGAACTAAGATTGCAGATGATAGTATAAATTCAGAACACTATGTAGATGGTTCAATAGACACAGCTCACATTGCAGACTCACAAGTTACTCTTGCTAAACTTGCAAGTGATTCAGTAAATTCATCTAAGATTGTAGATGGTTCAATTGTTAATGCAGATGTAAATGCAAGTGCAGCAATTGATGCAACTAAAATACATGATGGTACAATATCAAATACTGAGTTTGGTTACTTAAATGGTGTAACAAGTGCAATACAAACTCAAATAGATTCTAAACTAACAGCATCAAATAATTTAACTGATTTAGGAAATGTATCTACTGCAAGAACTAATTTAGGTGTTGCAATAGGTTCAGATGTTCAAGCGTATGATGCTGACCTTGCTGCTTTAGCAGGTGTTACAAGTGCTGCTGATAAAGTTCCTTATTTTACAGGTTCAGGTACAGCAGATGTTGCAACATTTACTGCTGCTGGTAGAGCTTTAGTTGATGATGCGTCTGCGTCTGCACAAAGAACTACATTAGGACTAGGTACTATTTCAACTCAAGATGCAAACAATGTTTCAATATCAGGTGGTACTGTTACAGGTTTAGGTTCACCATCTGCAACATCAGATGCTGCCACTAAAAATTATGTTGACCAAGCAATAGCAGGATTAAGAACAAGAATTATTGCAGAGGCAGCTACTACTGGAAATATAGATTTAACTGCTGATCTTCAAAATGGAGATACATTAGACGGAGTTACTTTAGCTACAGGTGATAGAGTTTTAGTTAAAGACCAAACAGATGCTACAGCAAATGGATTATATCTTGTAGTTGCATCTGGTTCTGCATCAAGAGATCCAGAACATGACACAATTGCTGAACTATCTGGTGGTATGGTTGTAGTTAATCAAGGTACTGCTAATGATAATAAAATATTTCTTTGCACAACAGATTCTGATGCTACAATAGGAGTTAGTAATATTACTTATACTGTTATTACTCCAGCTAATGTTGGAACTGTAACATCTGTAGGTTTAAATGATGCAGGTTCGTCAGAATTTACAATAGCAAATTCACCAATTACTTCATCTGGCAATATGACTATTGCTGTAAATTCAATAGCAGCAACAAAGATAGGTAATGGTGATGTCGATAATACAGAATTAAGCTATGTAAATGGCGTAACTTCTGCTATACAGACACAAATCGATACTAAAGCATCAAATGGATTTGCAATCGCTATGGCAATTGCATTATAAGGAGAAAACATGGCACAAAACTTTAGAAGATACACTTCAAATGATGTAGGAACATCTGCTGCAACATTATTTACTGCTAA